GGCAGACAGTTCGAGATGCGGATATTCTCCCGCACGTCGTTCGGGGAGTAGGTCATCAGACCATCACCGAAGATGAAGCGTCCGGTGGTGTCGACCTGCGCTGCCAGATACGCAAACATGTTCTGATGCATCACAGCGGTGACCGGGCCGTACTCGACGGGCGAGCTGGCGTAGAACAGGCGGAAGTCGATGTGGTTGAAAGCCGCCGGCACTGACGTGGCCTTCTTGGTGAAGCAGTTGGCGTTCAACCAGCCGAGCGGCTCGTTGATGCCGTCGCCCACCATCAGCGCACGATTGCGATTGATGCGGTAGGAACGTGCCGCTGCACGGAACATGAAGTCCAGCAGAGGATAGTTGGCCTCCTGGAGCACCTTGCGCTGGAAGCAGAACACGCCGCGGAAGTCGGAGACCGCACCCGACTTGAACTGGATGTTGCCTTCCGGTCCGTATTCGGCGTCGCACTTCGCATCGCAATCGTACTTGCCGATCGCGCCGTAGTCCATGACCTGCGGGTACATGAACTGCGACTTGCTGACCGTTACGCTGCCGTAGAGATCCAGCAGCTCCGCACACTCGATGATGCAGTCGACTTCGATGCCCAACAGTTCGGGCGAGAAGAAGGCGCTGTCGAGAGACGACGCATCGAACGCCTTGCGCTCGATCTCCGTCAGAGTACGGATGACCTTGGACTTCGATTCGATGCCGACCGCCATCATCTTGCGCACGGCGGAACGATACGCGGACGCGTCGATGAGGTTGTTCATGTCCGGCTTGAAATCTTCTTCCGCGCCGCCCTTGAACAAGAAAGCGCGCTTCTGACATTCGACGCCAGCCTTGCGATCGGATTCGACGAGATCATTCCCGCCCTTGATGATCGGAGCATCGAGCTCCTTCTTCACCTGGTCGAGCGCCTGGGTGAGAGCCTGCTGCGTCGCCACAAGGGCGGCGTAGTCCTCGGCGTGCTTCAGGACCTTCGCCTTCAGCTCGTCGTTGTCGGCCTTCACGTTGCCGAAGTGAGTCGAAAGGTCCTTGTACTGCTGCTCGGTCTCGGTGCGGTTCTTGGTCAGCAGTCCAGTGATGTCACCGAGCTCCTTGGTGAGAAGCGCGAGCGCCGCCTCGGCCGACTGCTTATCGAGCGGGGCTTCCTTCTTCAGGTACATGCCCCGGGTCACAATGGCGGGGCTGGCCATAAATCGGGTCTTCGTCATTTCGGGGTTCCTTCTAGAGCATCGCTTTGATGCGGGCGAGTTGATCGCGAACTGGTTGCAGCAATTGTACATCCAGCAGGGGATGCTCGTCACCAGGCTGTCCAACCGAAGGTTGTTGCCTGTCTAGGAACAGATGCGAGTTCGCTTTCAAGTAGTTCGCCAACTTGTGCGCGTCGCGTCTGCCTCGGCACAGCCCATTGGCTACAAGAGCCTTCTCGAGCTGTGACATCGTATCGTGATTCTTGATGAAGGTCATCTCTGCCTCGAGTTGGGCAGGGAAGACCACAACACTGACTTCCATCAGGTCGCCAGACTTGATGATCAGGTACTCTCCGTCTTCGGATTTCGCCTCATCAACATAGTCGAAATCATCCAGCGTAAACCCAACACTGAAGTTGAGACCGCCGTTCTGAACAGCTACTTCATGAACATCCTTGACGTAGGAGATGTTCAGATTCAGCTGCCCCTCGATCTCGAGATTGTCACCCACGGTCTTGAGCTTCGAAATCACACCAGCGGGCCTGCTCCAGTCGTGATGAACCAGAAGCTTCACACCACGAGGACCCATCAGGCCCTTCTGCTTGATTGACTTGTCGAAAGCCCCCTTCATGACCTTATGACCATAAAGGTCGACGGACGGAGTACTTGCAATGCCAGCGAAGAACCCCTCGGGCTGGTTCTCCAGCTTGGTCTTTGCAAGCTCCATCGAAAGATCGAGGTTGATCTGATCACCGGACTTGTACTTCTCATTGGCCTTGGTAATCAGGTCGCCCTGCTTATGATGCTTGATGGTCATGGACCTATCTCTCAGTTTACGAGCTTAAGCGGAGGGGTTGCTTTATCCTTAGGGTCGATCTCGTCTTCACCCTCATCACCTTCGGCGGGTTTGGTATCACCATCCGTCGGGATCGGCGTAGACGTAGTCGAGCCAATTAGTTTCGGGAGATCCTTGTCCGGTTCAAAGCCGAGGATCTCGCGCTTCTCGTCCGTAGTAAGGAAGTTGACGTGACTGAGCGTCTGGCCGAGCTTCGCGCGGCCTTCCCATAGCGCAGGAATAGCATCATAGTCGAAGGAAATCTTAGCACCATACGGACAAAGACACGCAGTGAGACCAGCTGCCATAGGAGATATATAAGTGGGAACCACAGTATCTTGCCATAGCGCGAGTCTGGACTGTTCATAATTGTTCGAATACTTTGCAGAGTCCGCATTGCTCAATCCTAAGAGAGCTACTGGAACACCGAACACGCCTGCGATAATACGTGTCATGTCGTCCAAAGGAATCTTCGAATGAATATCACCCATCTTATTGTCGAGCGTATGAACTTCGATCTTCGTGTTGTAAAGGAAGAGAACGTTTCCGCTGTTCTCTTCACCAGGGCCGGCAGATTCAAGATGCTCTTTGAGCGACTCGACCTGTTGCTTTGTAAGAGTCTTATCCGATGTAACCACATACTTAATATTTGGATGACCATCCGCCGTGTCGAGCGCACGCTGCATCAGACACTTGATAATCATCAGAGGAATCATCAACGACTCGATAGCCGCTGGACTTTTATTGTATTCAATCAAGCCAGAGAGACTCGGAAAGCTAATCTCAGCGGCATACGATTCACCCGGGGATGCTTTACGCTTCGAAGGATACCGCTGCTCTTGCTGCGTCCCCTCGCCGTAAATGTAGGTGTCGATCGTACCGCGCGAATTCGGAAGCCCCTTCATGTACTTGGTAGCGAGAGGATAGATCCCATTCGGAAGTCCACCAGTCCCGACACCTACCTTGAAATGAACACGAGAATAAAGCATCAAGTTGAGCGTCAACCAATACCGCATGTTCTCCGGAGTAAGATTGTCGTTCGGAGACATCAGAAGGCTGTTGATCGCCTTGATCTGATTTGGACTGGCCTGCTCGCTCTTGGCAACCAACGGGTTGACTTCACAGAACCAAGGAACAGCCTGGGCGCTAGATGCAACAAGGTGCGTCACACGATATAACTGCGGGATGCTGCGCTGGGCCTCTTCCGCTCCCATCACCGCCGTAGTGGACAGAAAGCGAATTGGCTGTCCAGCGATCGTAAAGATCGGACTGACAGGCTCTTCGGACGCTTCCCGCTTCGGAGGCTTCTTGACGAGGTGGTTGAAAGGCCACATGTGGCTAGACTTTGCGCCTTCCTGAAGAAGCAGCTTGTGGGGCGGGAGCCGGAGAGGCGGGCTGAGCTTGGACGCCAGTTCGAGCCTGGAGCGACTTGCTCTTGATGCTCACCGCAGGACGCTCATTCGGAACATGCGAAACGCTCCCGCTCCGATACCGTTGTCCGGTAGCGTAGCTTGAACCAGAACTGAAAGACTTACCACATCCGCAACCCAAGGGACTCTCCTATTGTGGTTACCAGAGCTTCACAACACCGCCAAAAGGATCATCATCGTTGGCGGGGTTAGAGATAGCATCCTCTAGAGCGTAGCGAGAAGAATCCCAACCGTGGTTATTAGCATCCACAGGAATGCGACCAGGTAGAACTTTTCCACTGAGCTTGTCCGTCATAAACGAGTAAAGCCGCGCCTCATCGCGCATTTGCTCGCATTGCGGATGGATGACGATCTTGTATCCCGACATGAAGTTGATGCCGGACTTAACGGAACCTGGACCCTTCTGGGCTCCGACGATGTTTGGGAAACCGCGCGCATTAAGAAATTCAATTGTTCCAGGTTGGCTTGAGTCTGCCTTGACGAGATCATAATCGGAGTCGACCACAGAGCGGATAAGTGTGGGAAGCTGATCCATGGGAACACGGCCAGTACCCTCCGCTGCGATGTAGATCGTCTTAATTGCTTCGATCAAGTAGAGCTTGACAATAAACGACGGATCTGTTCCGAAGCCAAAGTCCAGCCCATATCGCGGCGGACAATCAAGCGGTACAGGAACGATACCAGTAGTGCAGTTCGGGAAGACCTTGGAGTCAGCGGCTGTATCGTATCCGCCTTCCCAGACATGCTTATATCGTTCATAATTCCCCTTCCGAAGCGTCTCTCGCTCCTCAGGTAGCTCCGTCTGGTAGAAGTAAGGGTTGTCCGCACACTCA